ATCGGGTTCGACGGCTGCCTCATCAATCGAAATTGATTCGCTGCCGTCCTGTGAGGCGGAAAAACCGCCAACGTTTTCACTTGACATTATGGTGAGAGTTCCTTTTCGTAGATTGTTCTCACCTATAAGACTTTTTTGTCCCCCATCAGCCCCTTGTGAGCGTCGGGGACGGCTCAATGTTCAACCTGTTCGCCAACTCTGCAGGAATACCTGCGATTGGCGAACCGTCATCCATTGCCATCATGTCATCAAAACCGAGCGGCATCTCTCCACCCATCATGCCACCATCCATAGGCATCCCAGGAGGCATACCCATCCCAGGAGGCCCACCCGCGGGAGGCCCACCCGCAGGAGGCATCATCCCGCCATCCATAGGCGGCTGACCCATCGGCTCCTCCTCAGGCATCATTTCCTCGCCGCCCTCCTGCTGCTCCTGCGTCATAAACGAACCAGGATCTTTCACACCAAAATCAAGCAACAACTTGCGGGCCACAGCCCTCGGGTCAACAACCTGCATGTCAACCAAAGGCAACATCGCATCAGAGAACTGCAACGCGCTTTGACGACGCGACGACTCGTTCTGAGGAGACGTAGAACCCCCCTCAACCTCAAAATCGAAACGGCCAGCAATCGTGTCCTTGTCGTAATCCAACCAAATCGGACTAGCGTTAGTGCCCACAACCCTAATCACATGCTCACCAGTCATAAACTGTTGCATCAACTGGATAAGACGCTCACCCACCTGAGCTAAAACGTCCTCAACACGGGCCAACTTGTCAGCCGAACGAGCATTCGACTGATCTTGAATCATCGCCGCCTCGGTGGCAGTACGACGAATAGCAGTCTGACTGAAATCCGAGACACCCGTCACATCGTCAATGTCGCGGTCAATCACATCAGACATGTTGTAAGCGTCCGCGCTAATCGTGTGCGTCGGCATCAACTGGACCGCCTCAGCAAGACTGTACTGGGCGTTCACCTTAACAATCGTCCCGTCCTCATCGGACTCCAACGCCTCCCAAGCATCAGAGTCCAAAGCGTCCTCCATCGCAAGATACTTGCGTTGATTGCCGCGACGGTGCTGCATCTGCTCAGTACGAGTCTTATTCAACTCGTGCTGCAAAGCCTCAATGGACTCCAAATCACCCATCGGATAAAACTTGTCAGGAACATCATAATTACGCATCATCACATACGGATGACCAAACGAATAAGGCATCTGGACAGGAGCGATCAAAAAACCGTCCTCATAACCATCCAAAATGGTGCAAACAGTGTTTTCACGCAGATCGTAAAACTCCCACACCTCACAGAAACCCTTAGAGTTACCGTTCGGTGCAGGATTGTCAGCACTGTTGTCATTCAACCAGCGATCCCCGACCGTCCCCTTGGCTTTCGTGCGGTGAGAAGCAATATAACGGGAATCGACACGGACGTCAGCGACAGGACGGCGAACCCTCTGAGCAATCCAGCGGGCATCACTCAAACGTCGGGCATCAGGGTCAACAAACATGTCAAACATTGAAATGCGTTCAACAAACGCCCTTTCAACATCGTGATCATATTTTTCATGCTCCACGTTCCCAGGAGCGTCAGGGCGATCATCGACGCCGTCCTCCGTGGACGGATCTAACGGCTCGCCGTCCTCGGGAGGCGTTTTCACTTCCGCAGGCTTCACAAACTTGTAACCGACTTTCAACCATCCGTGACCGACAGTCAAACTGTCATCAACGACTAGACGAAACTCGGTTTTGTAACGGTACGTCCGCCACAGGTAGTTGAGAATTTCTTCAGTCAACAACGCCTGCGCAGCCTTATCGGGCTGCTGGGCTTGAACAATAAACTTGGGGTTTCGGACAGCGACCGAGGGGGCGATCACATTCTTCGCTTTGAACGCACGGTTGACAACCATCTGGTCGTCGGTAGACAGCCCAGTGTAATGGTTGCCTTCATAAAGGTTGATCATCCGTTCCCATTTGCCTTCGCGGTCGCCGTCCTGACGCCACTTTTTTGAACGGGTCAATTCGCCCTGGTACCGTTTAAGAACGTCTGCTCTGGATCGTCGCGCCATTTTCAGCCTGCTTTAAATCAATTCGGCCCGCTGGGGCACAAGTTCTACGTCGTTGCCTTTAGACCGTGCTTCCGCAATCATTCGGTCCTGGCCTTCCTTTACCGTCATTTTGTTGAACTGGCCGCGCGTGTACGACCCGCCGCCAACCCAATTAACCATCAAACCGTCCAGCTTGCATCGGTAACAAAACTTTCCCGAAGACTGCTCTTCCGTAAACTTTTTGCCGCATTCCGCACAATGTTTCATCACCTTTAGAACTTTTTGTCCCCCACAACACCATTAGCGGGCACGGACACGCGAATACTGTCCAATAAAAGTCTGTTTCTTGCGGTCAGAACGTTTATCGTCAGCAAACAGTTTCTCAACCATGAAGCCAGCCGTGCCAGGACCTGGCTTCGGCGGCTTCGGCTTATATTCAGGCAAATAACACCACTTCACCATCTGCACCGCAATAGCCAACGACATCACCCTGTCATCGTGCGGACTGCCATGCGTCTTGCCGTCCCCATCACGCACATAAGTACGCATCTCAGCAATCGTCGCCTCGGAAGACAAAACAATATCGTTCTCACGGATCGCCTGGTTCAACTCGTCAATCATCAACGGCTTAGTCGAACGATTAGTGTTAAACCCAAACACGTCCGTCTTCTGCACCTTGCGAACATTCAGCTTCCCTCGCGCACGATACAAATTCGGGTACTTCACCCGCTGCAACGCAGTGACCGTCGTCAAACCATGGTTGTTGTTTTCCACACCCAACAAAGCGGTGTTGTAATAGCGGCCCAACAAATTCAAAACATGCGACCCAAACAAGTCAGGGTCACCCTTCCCCCACCACTCGGCAACAACCACACCGCCCTTCACGTCAATAACTTGCGCACACGAATAATCGCCATGCTCCAACCCCATCGCGACGTCAGCACCAACGACATACACGTTTTCGGGTTTCGGATGCGCCCAAATAGCAAGATTGCCGCCATCCGCCTCCCACTCAATTTCGCCCTCAAAATCCTTAAGCAAACGGCCACGCTCAGGCTCCGTCGTGTTCATGTCACGCAACGCCTGCAAATCAAAAACAGGACGACCCGACTTCAAAAACGCTTCATCCTCGTCCTGCGGATACTCTTGCGCCCGCTGCCACTCAGGCAGCTCAGCACACTTCTGATCAAACCAGGCTTGATCACGATCCGACGCATGCCAAGGAAAAAAGATCCCTTTAAACTGGTTGGTGCGCGCCCTCGCCCCAGACCACAACTTGTGAAACAAATTGCCTTCACCGTTCGCGGTCGAAAGCATAATGCACGACCCGCCAACATCAACAACAGGTTCAATCGACGCCCAAGCCTCATCCGAATTTTGCAGAAACGCAATCTCGTCAACAACAATCAAAAAAGCCGTCGAACCACGGGCAGGATCATTAGCAGACGGCATCGACTCCAACGCCGACGCATTCGACATCTCACACTTCGTTTGTGTGAACGACAAAACAGGCCCGAGATGGCGAAGCCAATCGGGCATGTTGTTGTACAAATATTTGGAGTGCGACAACAGTTTTGATGCTTCCCGTTCAGTACGGGACAGCATGATGACGTGACGGTCGGGATAAAAGAACGTCAACCAAAACGAAAATATGGATACGAGTGTTGAGAACCCGATCTGTCGGGCTTTCAACACAATGCTGTAGCGTTCTTCTAGCCAACACTCAACGGTTTCCCGTTGAGCGTCACGCAAAATGAATGGGATGCGGCCTTCGGAGGGGTGTTTGATGTGCCCGAAGTTTTCGCAAAAAAACAGGAACCCTGCCAGCTTCTCTTGGGTTGTTGCCGTTTCCCAATCGGGGGCAATCTTTCTGAGAATGATTGCCATTTCGATGTCTTGTTGAGAGAACTCCCCAATGGAGGTGTGGGCGTTCACAGACGGGGCGGTTGTGTTACTCATCGCCTATAGGCGTGTTTGTCCCTCTAACGTTTCAATACGGGCCGTCAAGTCTGCGATTGTGTCACGCTGGCTTTTGACAGCGGACACCAGCAAAGCGACAACAGCATCGGTGTTTACGTCGTCTGCGACTTCAACACCGTCTTCGTCGGCCCTGTAGGTTGCTAGGCGAGGGTCGATGGCGGCGCAGTCGTCGGCAATCAGACCGTAGTAAGAGTGTTCAGGGTTGTCGGTGTTGGAAGTGGAACGGAACCATACGGGTTGCAGGTCGTACACGTTGTTGGTGGCGGCGTGACTGACGGCTTCCGTTTCTTTTATGTTGGATCGGTTGAGGCCGTCGATGAGTACCAACTGGCCGTTCCACATCGACATCACGTTGGCTTTGTAACTAGAACTCATCACTGTGGCGTTAACGCCAGGTAGAAAAGTCGCAGTTTTCAACAACTTGGCTACTCTGGTGC